GTGGGAAAGACCGAGGCGGACACAACGGCAACGAAGAAGCGCCGGAGGAGGACGAAGAAGCAGTTGATCGCGGAGGTGATCGGGAAGATCGAAGAAAGAATCGACCAGAAGGAGTTCAAGCCGACTGTCGGCGACTTCATACGGCTGCTGCAACTGGAGCGTGAGATGGAGGAAGAGAAGCAGCCGAAGGAGATCAAGGTTTCGTGGGTGGAGCCGGAAGAAGAGGCGGGAGATGCCGGATCAGAGAGATAGCGTACGCGCCGCTGCCATCGCAGGCGCGGTTTCACCGTTCGAAGGCGCGATTCAAGGGTTTTTCCGGTCCGATCGGATCAGGAAAGAGCCAGGCGCTGTGCCACGAAGCTGTGAAGCTGACATATATAAACGCGGGGCGGACGGGGTTGTTGGGCGCGCCGACATATCCGATGCTTCGGGACGCGGTGCAGGGCACGCTTTTCGACATACTCGACTCGAACAAGATCCCGTACGAGCACAACAAGGGCGAGAACACGCTAACGCTGCTCGATACGGGGTCGAGGGTGCTGTTTCGGGCGGTGGAGGAGTTCGACCGGCTGAGGGGAACGAATCTGGCGTGGTTTGGAGTGGACGAACTGACGTACACGCAGGAGGACGCGTGGCTGGTGCTGGAAGGGCGGCTGCGGGACTCGAAGGCGTCGCGGCTGTGCGGCTTCGCAGCCTGGACGCCGAAAGGGTTCGACTGGGTGTATCGCAGGTTCGTGGCGGAGCGGGTGGAAGGATACGAGGCGGTGCTGGCGAGGGCATTCGAGAACCGGCACCTGCTCGAGCGAATTCCGGATTTCTACGAGCGGCTCAGGCGCAGCTACAACGAGGAGTTCTTCCGGCAGGAAGTGCTGGGCGAGTATTTGAGCCTGGGCGGGGCGCTGGTGTACCGGGCGTTCAAGCGCGCGGAGCACGTCGCGGAACTCGAGACTAACCCGGCACTGCCGCTGATGTGGGCGCTCGATTTCAACGTGGACCCGATGTGCTCGGTGGTGGTGCAGATGCAGGGCGAGCGGGCGCACGTAGTAGACGAGATCGTCATCGGGCGGGCGACGACGATGGAAGCGTGCGAGGAGTTCCGGAGGCGGTTCCCGCCGCCGTTGAGGGGGCTGGCGATATTCGGCGATGCTTCGGGGGCGCGGATGCAGACGACGGGCACGAGCGACTGGGAGATCATCCGGCAGTTTTTCAGGCGGGAAGGTTACCGGGACGTGTCATACCGCGTGCCGAGTTCGAATCCCCCGGTGCGGGACCGGGTGGAGCTGGTCAACGCGAAGTTGAAGTCGGCGGCTGGAGAGATCGGGCTACTGGTGAGCAGCAAGTGCAAAGAGCTGATCAAGGATTTCGAACAGGTGGCTTACAAGCCGGACACGATGTTGATCGACAAGGACAAAGATCCGAAGAGAACGCACTTGTCGGACGCGCTGGGGTATCTGCTCTGGGAAGTTGCGCACGGCATGGGCGAGGTAGGGGAGAGAGGGGAGAAGCTGCTGCTGTGGTGAGCCGGGCGGTGTGGGGCCGCGGGGAGCGGGTCATGGGTGGCCGGACCGTCCCACAAGGTTTGAGTCACGGCGGTGCGGAGAGGACATGGTTGACGTAATTAAGGAGCATCCCGAGTACACGGCGAAAAAGGCGATGTGGAAGGTGTACCGGGACCTGTATGCCGGAGGCGAACAGTTCAAAGCGAACGTGTCGCAGTACCTGGTGCCGCGGCACAAGGAGCCGGTGCAGATCTACAACGAGCGGCTCCAGCGGGCGTTTTACGAGAACTACATCGGGTCGATCATCGACTGGTTCGCCGCGACGCTGTTCAGGCGCGAGCCGATGTTGAGTTTCAGCGGCGACGACGAGCCTGGGCGGCGGTTCTTCTGCGAGTTCACGGAAGACTGCGACAGAAGGCAATCGAGTCTGAGCGACATGTTCCGGCGGCTGGTTGTGGATGCGCTGGTGACGGGGCGGAGCCACGTGCTGGTGGATTTTCCGCGGCCGGAGCGGGCTCCGGCGAACCGCGCCGAAGAAGAGGCGTGGGGCGTATCCCGCGCGTACCTGGTGCGGTACGGGGCCGAGGAACTCATCAACTGGAGCAAGGACGAGGACGGCAGGTACGAGTGGGTGGTACTGCGGACGGAGCGGGTGGTACAGGAGAACAACGGTGTTGCGAAGGAGATCAGGTGGCACTACTTCGACCGCGAGAACTACAGGTCGTACCGCGGGATAGAGCGTGGGGGCGGCGCCAAGCCGGAGCCGGCGGGGGAAGGGCGCCATGCGCTGGCCGGCGTCAGCCAGGTGCCGCTGTTCTCGCTGGACGTAACGGAAGGTCTTTGGTTGATGAACCGGGCGTCGCAGCTTCAGATCGAGCACTTCAACAAGTCGAACGCGCTCGGTTGGGCGCTGACGATGGGGCTGTTCGCGACGCCGGTGATCTACTCCAGGCGCGACTTCAAGCAGATGATCGGCGAGTCCTACTACATACAGCTCGAGCCGGGCGACCAGTTCGGGTGGACGGAGCCGGAAGGGCACGTTTACCAGATTGCGGTGGACAATCTGGGGCGGCTTAAGGACGAGATCTATCGCGTGTGCTATCTGATGCCGCAGGCGCGGAACAGCGACGCTCCGGTCTCAGGACTCAGCAAGCAGCGGGATTTCACGACGACGCAGGAAGTGCTCCGGGCGTATGGCGACCTGGTGAAGGACACGATGAAGCGGGTACTGAGGTCGATTGCGGCGGCGAGGAAGGACGAGCTGGCGATCGACGTTTCAGGGCTCGACGAGTTCGACATCGGGGATTTCAGCACTGAGCTGGAGGACGCGCGGAAACTGCTGGAACTGGGGATTCCCTCCGAGACGCTGAAGAAAGAAGTCTTCAAGAAGCTGGTGCACAAGTATCTGTGCGACGCGCGGCAGGAGACGAAGGACAGGGTTTCGGAGGAGATAGAGCGAGCGTAGGGAGCGGGGGCCAGCGGGGTCGCGCCGATTCGTTTTGCGGCGGGCGGCGAGCGGCGCTGCGCGGCAGCGCGGCGCGTTTCGCAGGCGCGAAGAGCGAGGGCCGGGAGCGATCACAGATCACTCGATGCGATCTCGGTTTGGGCGGGCTCAAAGCCCGTGCAGAGAACAGTGAAGGGAAAGCGAGGCGGATAAATGGACGGGACGACGGAACAGAATCTGGACGTTCAGGCGATTGTGCGGCAGACGATCGAAGAATTCATGCAGCGGGAGCAGGCCAGGACGGAGCCGGCGCACAGAGCGGAACTGATGGAAGAGCGCAGACGGCGCGAGGCATTGGAGCGCCGGGTGAACGAGTTGGTGGAAGAGAACCGGCGCGCGCGGCAGGCGGCCGAAGAGGCGGAGCGGGTATCGACGATCCGTTCGGAGTTGCAACGGCTTGGAGTGACGAAGGTGGACGTGGCGTACAAGGCGGTTCGCGACGATATCGTGCGGACGGAAGACGGCCGGCTGGTGGCGCGAGGCGAGCAGGGTGAGATGGGTGTGCGGGAGTACCTGACAGACTTCGTCCACCAGAATCCGGAGTTTCTGCCCGCGCGGATTGCGGGGGGCGCGGGGGCGACGGGTTCGCAGCGAGCTTCGGGCGAGAGCAGCGGGGCGGATCTGGAGAAGATCCGGCCGGGAATGAGTGCAGAAGACGCAGAAAAGATCCGGCAGGAGATCATTCGGGTAGCCGGGCAGACGAATCGAGGAGCGTAGGACACAACACTAGACGGGAGTCAGGAGCAGAATGCCTGCAATTACTTCAGCAAATGTGGCGAACGCGATTGTCAAGCTGGTCGCCGTCGATGCGTTGCCCGCCTTAATGGGCAACCTTGTGATGGGGAACCTGGTAAATCGCGATTTTGAGCCGACAATGGCCCAGGCGGGCGACACGATCAACGTGCCGATTCCGCCGACGCTGGTGGCCAACAATCTGGCGGAAGGCGGCACGGTACAGACGCAGAACCCGGACCTGGGGAACGCGCAAATCGTTCTGGACACGCACGCGGAAGCTACGTTTCAGATACCGGACGTCACGAAGGTGCTGGCGGTGCCGGACCTTCTCAAGCTGTACATGCAGCCGGCGATGATCGCGCTGGCCGAAAGGATCGAGACAGACCTGCTGAGGAAGTACAGCGAGTTCACGGCGAACGCGCCGGTCGGAACGCCGGGAACGCCTCTGACGGAGGCGGTGATCGACGCCGCCGAGACGGAGCTGTTTGAGGCGAAGGTGCCGGCGAGCGAGCCGAAGTATCTGGTGGTGGACTCGGCCGGTTACTCACAGTTGCGGCAGATCCCGCGGTTCAGCGAGTTCCAGACGGCGGGAGAGGCTGGTCTGAGGGCGATAATCGACGGCAGCGTGGGGAAGATCAAGGACTTCTTCGTGTTCCGTTCGCAGTTCATCGAGAAGACTGGGAGCGCGCCGATCAACACGCACAACCTGGCGTTCGCGCGCAGCGCGCTGGGGCTGGTAATGCGCCGGCTGCCGCAGCCGCTTCCGGGGACGGGAGCGATCGCCGAGTACGCCGAACTGGGCAACTTCGGCATTCGCGTCACTCTGAGCTACCAGCCGAACACGCTGGCGCAGCAGTTCACGGTGGACGTGCTGTACGGGGTGGGCGTGCTTCGCAACGGCTTCGGCGTTCAGGTGAACAGTTAACGGCTGTGCGCCGCAAGGCGGCCGCGAGTCAAAACCAGAAGCAAGCAGATCCGGGCGCCGGGCAGACCGGCGCCCGCAGTGTCTTGGGAGAGGCAGATGGACTTGAGAGTGTACTACTCGAAGGTGCGCGAGGTGGAGGCGGCGATCAAGGATCCGGACGTAATCGTGGTGAGCCTGGAGACGCCGGAGGGAGGCGCAGCGGGAGTCCGGAGCGAGGTACGGCGGTCAGTGGCGGCCCGGCTCGTCGTAGGGCGGAAAGCGCGGCTGGCTACGGCGGAGGAGAGCGCCGAGTACCGTGCACAGGTACGTGAAGCCGTGAAGGCAGCCGAGCAGAAGGCGGCGGCGCAGCGGATGCAGATCACGGTGCTGTCGGAGGCGGACCTTCGCGCGATCAGGGAAGCTGGGAAGATGCGGGCGGGGGACTAGCAGATGAGCCTGTTCACGGACGGACCGGCGGCAACGATAGAGTCGCTGCGGGAGTACGAGACGTCGATTCTGGACGTGGCATCGACGGAGGGGATCGACCTGGCGGTAAAGCTGACGGTGGCGCACCGTGAGACGGGAATCGACCTCGAGGCGTTCCTGGACGAGCAAGGCGGAGCGACGCTGGCGAATGTTGTGGTGACCGCCCCGCTGGCGCTGTGGGAGACGTTCCGGACGCTGGTGCTGGCGTTCCGGGACGCGTACCACAACCAGATGAACGACCGGTACGAGCCGAAGTGGAGAGAGTACGAGCGGCGCGCGGCGTGGGCGTCAGACGTACTGTTCCAACTCGGCGTGGGGGTGACGTGGTCTCCGGTGCCGAAGGCGGGAAGGCCGGTGCTGATGGTGGGCAGCGGCGATTCAGCCGCGGCCGCTTACTACGTTTGCGCGACGTGGGTGGGTGCGAACGGCGAGGAAGGCGCGCCGAGCGATATGGCGGTTGCGAGCGCACCGGATGCGAGTTCAGTGACGGTGCGGATTGACGGTCCGGCTCCGGCGGGAATGCAGGGCTGGAGGGTGTATGCGGGACGCGAAGCCTCGCGGATGATGCTACAGACGGAGACTCCGGTGGCTCCGGGCGCGGCGTGGAGCGTCCCAGCGGCGGGTCTCATGGAGGGGCGGCTGCCGGGCGGGGGGCAACTGCCGCAGGCGATGTTGAAGCGGGTGCCCAGATTCTGAGCGGGAGCGGCGATGGCGACGATCGCGAGTTCGGCGGTGAAAGCGCTGCATGGAATGCTGACAGGCGGCACGGGTTTGGGGTACACGGTTGCGGCGGTGGCCGCGCGTGAGGAAATCCGGCTGGCGCCGATAGAAGCGGCGCAGGTATCGGCGTCCATGGTGGCGGCGGACCTGGCGGAGAAGACTGCGGGTGTAACGTATCCGGCCGTTTACGTGTATTGCGCCGGCTTGCACAACACGCTGAAGGAGAAATTCCGCACGTTTTCCGGCAAGGCTTCGATGGTGGTGGAGGTGCGCGCAACGCACGACCGGCTGGAGCACGTGTCCCGGGACCTGGAGTTATACACGGCCGCGGTTACAGAGGTTCTCGACGCGCACCGCGGCGAGTGGGGCGAAGGCATGTTCTACACCGGCGGATACAAGGTGGACTACGGGCCGGTGAAGCGCGGCGGGCGGAACTTCGCGCAGACGGCGAAGATCACGTTCGAGATAGATGTAAGCGTCTGAGATGACATAGAAACCAGGTGAGAGGCCACGATGGCTTGCGGGTACATTTCGTCCAACGATGAGCGGCTGTATGCCGGGCTGGAACTGACATACGGCCAGGTGCCGGAGATACAGAGCGCCAACCGAATTCCGGCAGTGAAGCTGACAGCGCGGCAGGTGCTCGAGAGGCCAGACCGGCGCGACAAGACGGGAACGCGCACGTACGTGGGCACGCCGGCGAACCTGAGGCGCAAGACGGACTTCGGGCTCACGACGTACATGACCGCATGGACGCGGATGAATGCGGAGCCGGGATACGGCCCGCTGTTTCAGGCGAGTCTGGGGCGCGCTCCGGTGTTCTTCGAAGGTGGAGTGGCCGGGGAGAACACGAATGCGAAGCTGCTGCGGTTCAACAGCGCGCACGGGCTCACAGAAGGGCAGGCCGTGACGTTCGGCGGCGAGCTGCGGTTCGTGATTTCGATTGTGGACGCGGCGACGGTGGAGTTGAACGCGCCGTTCTCGGTGCTGCCGGGCGCCGGCGCGCCGATAGGGCCGACGGTGACGTACGCGCCGGCAAGCGATCTGGCGACGGTGAGCCTGTTTGATTACTGGAGTCCGGCGGGCGCGGTGAACCGCATCATTTTGGGCGCGGCGATGGAGCGGCTGAGAGTAAAGGTGAACGGCGATTATCACGAGTTCGAGTTTACGGGCGCGGCGAAGGACATCATAGACAGCACGAGCTTCGCGGCGGGCCAAGGCGAGCTGGCGGCGTTTCCGGCCGAGCCGGCGCTTGATGCTTTCGACTACACGATCATCCCGGGGCACCTGGGGCAGGCCTGGCTTGGAAACACGCCGGACCAGTTCCACACGATAACGGCTGCCGAGCTGAGAGTGGAAAACGGCATCGATTTGCGGGCCAGGGAGTTCGGGGCAGATTCCCCGCAGTGCATCACGGCGGGTTCGCGGACGGTGGCGGTGGACTTCGAACTGTTCGAGCTGAACGACGCCGCGACGAAGGGGCTGTACCAGGCGGCAAGGCAGTGTTCGCCGATAGCCGTGATGTTCCAGTTAGGGCAGCAGACGGGGCAACTGTTTGGCGCGTACATGAAGAGCGTAGTGCCGGAGGCGCCGGAGTTCGACGACAGCGAAACGCGGCTGAAGTGGAGCTTCAGCAATGCCCGCGCACAAGGCACAGGCGACGACGAACTGTTTGTGGCGTTCGGATAAAGAAATGGAATACGCGAGTGAGGTAACGAAGGAAGCGGCGAGCGCGGCGGGCGTAAGGTATACGATCGTGCGCATGTCGTTCGGGCGGCGGCTGGAGCTGACGCGCAGGATCTGGGAACTGGCGCGGAGGGTGGATTACCTCGAAGCCGGCGGCGAGACGCGGGAGAAGCTCGAGGCGGCGGTGCTGGCCGGGGAGATCGACCGCGTGTACCTGGAATGGGGGCTGCTGCGGATTGAGGGGCTCGAGATCGACGGCGAGGCGGCGACGGTGGCGGCGCTTATCGAACGCGGGCCCGAGGCGCTGACGCGCGAGATAGCGGACGCGATCAGGGCCGAGTGCCGGCTGAACGAGGCAGAACGAAAAAACTGAAAGTCGCATTCCACTTCCAGGCGAGCGGCGGTCCGGCCCGGTGGAGGTGCGACGAATGCAGGAGCAACGGGCTGGAGAGCGCGCGCCGCTGCGGGCTGCGGCCGCAAGAGGGCGAGCCACGAGCAGTGTGGGCGCGGGGAAGACTAGCCGTTACGGAATGCCCGCGATCGTACATCACGGCCGAGAGCGTGGCGTGGCTGAGCCAGTACGCAGCCTGGCGCGTTTCGAAGAGGATCGGGGCGGACATGCCGGCGCGCGATGTGGATGCGATGCTGACGCTCGACCGCGAATTCGCCGAGAGCGCAGACAGAGCGGCAAGGACCAGAGAGGAAAACCGTGGCCACAAATGAGAGCGGCGAGCTGTTGAGCGCGGCTGGGCTGCTGGAGTTGAAACAGTCGGTTACAGAGGTGCTGGGCGATGCGAGCGCGGCGCTGGCGGCGACAAGCGAGAAGAGTGCGGCCACTTTGCCGGCGGTGACGGAGCCGCTGAGACAGGTGGTGAGCGAGGTAGTGATGCCGTTCTCGGCAACGCAGAGCGCCGGCCAGCCGGAGCGCTCGTTGACCACGGCCGTCGAGCAACTGAGCGGGCTGAACGCTCAGTTTACCGATGCCGTGACGGCGAACACGCGGGCACTGCTGGACAACACGGTAGTACGAGCGACCGGCCTAGGTTCGTTCGGAGGGAGCGCCGGCAACTGGGCGCTGGGCGTTGCGACGGGCGGAATCGTTCCTCTGATTTCGGGCCTGGTGAAGCTGTTCTCAGGCGGGGGCGAAGAGGAATTGGAGCCGCTGGCGTCCTATGCGGCGCCGGCGCGGATTACATACGAGGGGGAAACGACGGCTGAGCGCGGCGTGGTATGGCGAACGGACGGCAACGCCGAGCCGATCGCAGCTCCGCAGGCGCAGCCGGTGCAGGTGACGGTACAGGTGCAGGCGATGGACAGCAGGTCGTTTCTGGACCGCAAGGACGACATAGCGAGGGCAGTGCGGCAGGCGATGCTGAACTCGCATCCGCTTAACGACGTAATGGCGGAGATTTAGGCGGCGGAACCGGCGGCTGCGGGCCCAAAGACCAGAGCCGCAGAGGGCCTGTTCAACACAAACCCAGCGGAAGAGGACAGTACATGCGATTTCCGGTTTTGAAGACGGGTGCGGTGGCGCAATACCCGGCGACCAGGGCGGCGCAGTACGACACCGAAGTGATCGAGTTTGTCGACGGCGGCGAGCAGCGGTACCGCAAGCGCGCCAGGGCGGTGAAGCGGTGGGTGATCCGGCTGGACCTGCTCGATGAGACGGAAATGAGCGAGCTGGTGGAATTTTTCAATTCCGCGCAGGGGCGTGCCGGGCACTTCGAGTTTGAGGATCCGTGGACGGGCGCCGTGCACGAAGATTGCAGTCTTGAAATCGACGATCTGATGACGGAACTGTCCGGCGAGACCCGCGTCGCGACGGTGCTGGTGCTGCGGGACAACACGGTAGCCTGAGATGCCCTGGTTTCCCCAACTCAACACGGGAGCGAACGTACAGTTTCCGGTCCGGCGGCGAATCACGCGGAGGACGGCGTTCAACGAGCTGGCCGACGGAAGCGTGGTCAAGCTGGCCGACCCGGATGCGGCGGCGGCGGAGTGGACGCTCTTTTTCGAGGGCCTGAGCGCGGAGGAGGTGGGCGCGATCGAATCGCTGTTTGCCGCATGCGAAGGCAGGCGCGGGGAGTTTGTGTTTCTGGACCCGCTGGATAATCTGCTGGCGTGGAGCGAAGACTTCAGCGCCGAGGTCTGGAGCAAGGACGCGGGCGTGTGGATCGCGGGAGGCTACCCGGATCCGCTGGGCGGCGCAAGCGCGACGCGCGCCGGCGGCGCGGGAGAGATTCATCAGACGATTGCCGCGCCGGGCGCTCTGCGGTACTGCTTCAGTGTCTACCTGCGAACAGACAGCGCGGCCGAGGTGATACTGTTCGCGCGCGCGGGCACGGAGGAGCGGACGCGGACGGTCGCGGCCGGCGCGGCCTGGAAGCGATTCGAGTATTCGACCTGCCTGGCGGCGAACGGGGATGCGATCACGTTCGGAGTGCGGCTGGCGGGCGGGGCGGAGATCGAGGTGTTCGGAGCGCAGGTGGAGGCGCAGGTAGCGGCATCGCGATATAAAAGGACGGCATCGCATGGGGGAGTCTACCGGGCGGCGCGGTTCGCGGACGATGTGCTTGAGGTGACGGCGCAAGGGCGGAATTCGCATTCGTGCCGAGTGCGCGTGCGGGCGGCGGTGGAGGGGTAGTGATGGGGACGCTCGATGAGCTGAAGCAGCAGGCGATAACAGAGACGCCGCTGGTGTTGTTCGAGTGCGAGATAGCGCCGGGCGTGTTCGAACGGTGGAGCACGCACGCGATCACGTTCCAGGGCGAAAAATACGATGCGCGCGTGGTCAGGCACGACCTATTCGAGATATGCGGGGCATCGGACGGGGGCATCGACGCGGCGGCGAAGGTGGCAGTCACGCTGGCTAACGCGGACTCACGGTTCTCTCAGATCGAGCGCGAGAGAGGGTTCAAGGGCGCGCGTGTCACGGTCCGGTTTGTGTTCTTCGATTTGGCGCAGGGGACGGCGGCGTCCGAGGCGGTGGTGATACTGCGCGGCAGAGCAGATGCGCCGGAGGAGGTGACGGAGTCGGAGTTCAGGTTGACGCTTACGAACAGCCTTAACCTGCAACGCGTGCTGCTCCCCGAAATACGTATACAGAAGCGCTGCCCGTGGAGGTTTCCGGGCACTCCCGAGCAGAGGCAGGAAGCGGTGGACGGAGGCGCGGAGGGGAAGTACTCTCCTTTCTGGAGATGCGGATACTCCGCGGACCAGGCAGGCGGAGCGGGGAACCTGAATAGCGGTGAGGCGTTCACGGCCTGCAAGGGAACGAGGGCGGACTGCATCGCGCGGGGGATGTTCGACGCCGATTCACGGGGGCAGGCGACGCGGCGGTTCGGCGGGCTGGAATACGTGCCATCGAGCATCCTGGTGCGGAGCTACGGGGAGCGCGGCCGTCATGCGGCGCCGGTTGTGGAAAACGAAGCCCGGTACAACGATTTCGTGCCGCTGATTTACGGGACGGCGTGGTACAAGCCGCCGGTCGCGTTCGCGCGGAACGACGGTAATCTGACGCGAATGGAGGTGCTGCTAGGCGCGGGCGAGATCCAGAGCGTGCTCAAGGTGGTTGTGAACGGGATTGAGATACCGGCGGGGTGCGCGGGGAAGGACATGACGGGCACGGGCTGGTACAACGTGGTGACGTACGGCGGGCGCACGGGGGCATTCAATCTCGATTTCACCGACGGCGAGGGGGATCCGCTGGGCGATCCGTACGGCAGCATGGCGATGATGTCGCTGGTTGTGCCCAACCGCGTAAGCGAGGGCACCAGCCTGCCGCGCGTGGACGTGCTGGCGGAGGGGTTGAGGCTGAAGCGGTACGACGAGGGCGGAGCGCCGGTGGACGAGGTGTTCACGAGTAACCCGGCGTGGGTGCTGCTGGACGTGCTCCGGCGCTGCGGGTGGAAGCTGGACGAGATCGACGCGGCAAGTTTCGCGCGCGCCGCGGCGTACTGCGACGAGCCGATCCCGGCGGTGGATCCGCACGGAAACGCGATCACGATACGGCGGTTCGAGTGCAACCTGGTGCTGCAAGGCAGGCGAAGCGCGGCGGACGTCATACGCGGCATTCGCAACGCGGCGCGGATGTACCTGACGTATTCGGCGGACGGAAAGCTGGAACTGGGAATCGAGAACACGCTGGCGCTGCAACAACCGGAGAGACCGGCGGGAACCAACAGCGTGGAGCCGCTCGGCGGGGGGTGGCCGGCTTACGAGTTCGGAGACGGCACGAACGGGTTCTCAGGAATAGCGCGGCGGGCGAGCGGAGAGCCCGCGCTGGTGCTGGCGCGACGCAGCGCAGCGGAGACGCCGAACCGGGTGACGCTGGAGTTTCAGGACGCATTCAACGAGTACCAGCAGGACAGCATTTCCATCGTGGACAGCGGCGACGCGCTGAGGACGGGGCAAGAGATCAGCGTGGCTGCGCCGGCGCTGGGCGTTCCGAATTTCCATCAGGCGGCGCGGGTAGTGAGGCTGCTGCTCGACAAGTCCGTGGACGGGAACGAGTACATCAGGTTCGAAACGGGAGTGATGGCGATCGGGCTGAAACCGGGCGATCTAATCGCGGTGACGTACATGAAGGAAGGTTACAGCAGGCAGCCGTTCCGGGTTGTGAAGATCGAGCCGGGCTTGAATTTCGGCAGGGCGGTTATTACGGCGCAGATTCATCGCGATTCATGGTATCGGGACGACATCACGGAGGAGAACAGCGGCGCGGGGCGGCAGCGGCCGAGCGATGTCGGGATTCCGCGGCCGCTTGTAGGCGCGGTGATCGATGAGAACGGCGAGGCGCAGTTCCCGATAACAGAAAGGGCGGCGGCCGAGGGCGCGGACGGCGTTGCGCGCGTAACCCTCGAGGCAGGGTTTGTGGTCCCGCCAAAGCCCGCTGACGGAACCGGCGTTCCGGTGTTGAGCCTTGGGGCGCAGATAGACAACACAGGTGGGGCGATCTCCGGGGGGCAGACGCTGTACTATGCGGTGACGGCAATCGACGCCGGGGGGAACGAGAGCGCCCCATCGTTCTCGGTGCGTGCGACGGTGCCGGCGGGGACGAACACAAACCGCGTTACGCTGACCGGGCTGAGTTTCGGGGCGGGCACGCGGAGCTTCAACGTGTATCGCGGAGACTGGCCGGGGAAGCTGCTGCGGATAGCGGCGGCGCAGGCGGTGGCGGCGGAGTTCACGGACACGGGGTTGGCGGAGGAACTCGCGCCGCCGCCGGATGCTAATTACGATCACGCGAACTTCTACTGGCGTTTCGAGTTGCAGCCGGAGTATCAGGCGACGCTGGCATCCGCCAGCACGGTCGGCAACGAGACGCTCGCAATGAACGCGAACGCATGGCGCGGCATGACGGTGCGCATAACGCGCGGGCGGGGGGCCGGGCAGGAGCGCACGGTGGCGTCAAACACGGCGACCGAGTTGACCATCGCGGGGACATGGGCGGTGACGCCGGACGCGACGAGCTGGTTTGTGGTTGCCGAAGCCGGCTGGCACTTCGGGGCGGCGGCCGCAGCAAGCCCGGTGGAGTTCGATGTACCGAACCGGCCGGCCGCGACGGTACACATAACGGGGAGAGCCGCGAACGTGAATGACCGCGAAGCGGGGTTGGAGATATCGCCCCTGACGCGGTGGCGTCTTGCGGGGAGTGGATTATTGGACGCCGATGTGCCGCCGGCGCCGGTGTTCGGGCTTGTCGCGCGCGGGCGCGGCACGGTGGAGCTGGCCGCGGTGGCTTTCAGGGATTTGGCGAACACACGCACGGTTTCGTCGGCCACTTTGACTCTGCACTACTGGAACGAACTGGGCAGCCCGTCGACGATCGAGCTGACCTCGGACGCGCTCGCGGGCGATGACATGTTGTACCTGAGCGCGGCGGGTCCGGGAGCGGCGGGCGGATTCCTGCAACTCGACCGCGAGCTGATGCGGATAGAAGAGGTGCTCAACGGCGGCTGGATATACCGTGTTTCGCGGGGCGCGCTTGGCAGCGCCGCTGAAGATCACGCCGCGCAGACGCTGGTATACAACCTCGACAGAAAGACGTTTGTCGCGCCGTTCTCACGCGACTTCTTCGGCAGCGCGGCGGCAGGCCAGTTTTCGTTTCCGATCGCGCTTCCGGACGCGCGCATCGCGGCGGGCGAGTTGTACGCGACGAACATGTGGGGGCGCGGACCGACGACGGCGCAGAGTTTCACGCTCACGGCGGACGGGGGATTGCGGACGGGATCGGGCGGGCAATTCACGATACAGGTGCAGGACTGGTTAGCCATCCAGACGGAGGCGGCGCCGGCGCTTGTGGTGCAGGAATCTCACTCGCTCAGGGATGTGTTCGCCGTAGTGCGCGAGGCGCCGGCGGGCGGACACATCGAACTGCATTTGCGGCTGGACGATTACGTATTCGCGGTGTTGACGATTCCGGACGGCGCAACGGCATCAAATGTGGTAAACGGTTTCGGACTCAAGCCGCTGGCTGTGGGCGGGCGAATAAACCTGGACATAGTAGCTGTGCCGCAGGCGGCGGATTCACTGCCGGGCCGGGACCTGACCGTTACGATCCGCTTCTAAGATGCCGGAAATCCTTTACAAACTGAGCCCGCACCGGGACTTGCAGTGCTACTTCGAGCAGCCCTCGGCGATAGCGGCGATGAGCGGTGCAGGACCGGATGGATTCACGGTCTCCGGGTGCTGGCGCCAGCAGTTCGACTGGTGCGTGATCGAATGGAACCGCGACAACCGATTCGAACACCCCGCGTTGCGCAACCTTCCGGACGGAGACCTGAGCGGCCTGGAGCTCACTTACGAAGAGACGCGCACGAACTGCATGCCGATGGACTGCGATCTGTTTCCAACGGTGGACTGGCCGTACCTGCGCGTGTGGGTGGAAGGGCGCGCGGATCCATATAAGGTGGCGCTGTACGAGCACGCGGTTCCTGTGGAAGGCGCCTATGCAAATGCGAGTGCGCAACTGGAACTGACGGGGACGCTGACGGCCGGCGATTACGTGGGAGTGTCTTGGGGTGACGAGCAGTACAACCACCTGGTGGCGGGTGGGGACACGCTCGAATCGGCGGTGCAGGCGGTTGTGGACGCTGTGAACGCGTTTTCACCGACGGTGGAGGCGGCGCGCGACGGAGCGCGGATCACGCTGAAATGCAGAGCAGCGGGCGCGAACTCGAACCGGATGGGGGCGTATGGGTTTGTAGCGGGCGCGCGGACGGAGCAGTGGACCCCGTGGTGGAGCGAGTTCAAGGGTGGGGCGTCGCCCACGAAATGGCGTGTAAGTCTGAACTTCGGTTCGCTGGCTGACGCCAGCGGGGCAGTGATCCCGACGAATGCGGTGCGCAAGCTGCGCTGGACGTACGCGGCGGACTTTCAGCGCGGGGCATACGCCAGGAGCGAGTTTTCGGTCGTGATATCGAACTGGACGGTGACGGGAACCGGCCGGGAATACAGGGTGGCGGCGCCGGCAAGCCGGCGGATAGAAGACGACTCGCCGGCAATCCGGTATACGGGCACATGGAACCGGTGGCAAGGGAATTACTCCGGCAATTCGCTTCGGGCGACCAACGAAGCGGGCGCGAAACTGGAATGCGACTACTGGGGCGCCGGGACGCACCAGTTGTACCTGGGCGTGCTGAAGGCGGATGGAGCCGGACAGATCGAGGTGACGGTCGACGGCGGAGCAACGCAAGCGTATGACCTGAGGATCCCGGGAGAAGAGACCGGCGCGCGGGTGTACATCGGCGAGTTCGGCGGGGGAACGCACGCGCTCGAGGTTACGCTGACGGGCGGAGGATACCTTTACTTCGATTTCGTCGATGTAGTAATTCCGGCGTTGTTGACACCGGCGTTTACGGCCGACGAATGTCTCGCGCTGGCGACGGACTGGGACACGGAACACTCGCTGGCGATCGCGCCGGAGCGTACGGCGTGGATGATAGCGGAACTGGGCTTCCGCGGCCGGGTGAATCACTACACGGGCGCGATGTGGTTTTACGAGTTGCTGTGCAAGGGACACGTCTACGCGTCTGCGACGGTGACGCTCGAGGGGACTCCGGAGTTTGGGGCGCGCACAGAGATCACCATCGGGCAGGCGGGCGACCCGGCAAGCAACGTCGTGTTGACACACGTGCACAGGATCGGCGACACGGCGGAAACGGTCGCGAAGGCGTTCGAACTGAAGCTGAACAGCGGCTATATGTCGGTGTGGGCGGAGGCGGCGGGTGCGGTGCTGACGATCGCGGCGCGGGCGATGGGCACGGCGGGAAACAATGTGACGATTGCGGCCGCGACGACGTCGATGGGGTTCACGGCGACTGCGAGCGGGCCGCATCTGGCGGGCGGAACCGCCGGCGAGTGGACAACCGACACAGCCGCGGATCCACGAATGAATCGCGCCGCCCGGGACTGGCATCTGGCGTTCTTTTCGGCGCTGAAGGCGCGTGGGCTCGATGCGGTGGCCGCATTCAGTATGGAATTGCGGCACGGCGACGCGTCGCCCGAGGCGGGAATCGCGCAACGCTGTCCGGCCGGCGAGGCCGTGATCCTGAACACGCCGGCGCTACAGACGAACTTCTCGCCGGCGAGCCGGGCGTTTTGGGAACGCGTTTACATAGAGATGGCCCGGACGATGGCGGAGGCGGGGCTGGAGCCATATCTCCAGTTCGGGGAAGTGCAGTGGTGGTATTTCCGGGATGGCCGCTCGGGAATGCCGTACTACGACGAGTACACTCGCACGGAGTTTGCGGCGCGGTATGGCAGAGAGATGGCGGTGATTGCCGATGAGACGGCTTCACCGGAGGAGCATCCCGACGAGGCTGCGTTTCTGCCGGCGCTCATAGGGGAGTTCACGAACGCAATTCAGCAGGCGGTGGCGGCTGCGGCGCCGGGATGCCGGTTTGAGGTGCTGTACCCGCTGGACGTTAACGAGGGCGAGTGGAACCGCGCGGTAAACTATGCGAGCGCGGCGTGGACGCCGGATGCGCTCGATTGTCTGAAGACGGAAAGCTTCGGCTACACGTACGGGCGCGATCTGGACAAATGCCTGTTGTCAATTCGCGAACCGGCGGCACGAGGGTTCGCACCGCACCAGAGCGCCCATCTGATCGGTTTGAGCGACGCCCGCGCGCCGTGGCAGAGCGAGGCGGCGCTTGCGCGGGCGGAGGGCGTCGAATCCGTGGTGTTATTTGCGCTGGACCAGTTCTGCCTGATCGGCTATCCGCCACAGCGGGCAATCAGGCGCCGCGTCTCGCGGTATCTGGGCGGGTGA